ATGAATACGGGCATGGGATTTCCAGTTTTTGGACCAAAAACAAGGCATTTTACTGAAATTCGTGATGGAGAGAAATTGATTGATCGAATTCCATCCGATGAAGTGAAAACCGAGATGGTAAGAATGCTTGCTTGTTGGGAAAGAGGTGAACGAGCATACCCTGTTACGACAGCAACTTTGAAAGATGAACCAACTCCTGTTGAAAAGGAGAAAGTTCGTGTTTTTCAAGCTGTTGCTGTTGCATTTGGGTTGTATATTCGTAAATATTTCTTACCTGTAGCAAGATTCTTGTCATTGCATCCATTGCTGTCTGAGAGTGCCGTTGGTGTCAATGCTTTTTCCAATCAATGGGAAGAACTGATGGGTCATGCAAATAAGTTTGCAGAAGACAATAAGGTGATTGCTTGGGATTATTCGAAATATGATGTTCGGATGAATTCTCAAGTTACACGTGCAGTTCTTGCCTCTTTTATTGAATTGGCAGAAGCAGGAGGATATGATCAATATTCACTTAAGATTATGAAGAATATGATTGTGGATTTGGTTCATCCTTTGATTGATTATAACGGTACTTTGCTAATGGCTTACAATATGAACACTTCCGGTAACAATATCACTGTTAACATTAATAGCGTAGCAGGATCTTTTTATGTTCGAATGGGTTTCTTTAATGTATACCCGAAGGAACAAGATTTCCGCGCTTGTGTTGCAGCGATGACATACGGAGATGATTTTAAAGGCAGTGTTCATCCAAATTTTAGGAGTTTTGATTTCTTTACTTTCCAAAAGTATTTAGCAGATCATGGGATGAAGGTTACTTTACCTGATAAATCCGATGATGCTGTTGCTTTTATGGAAGATGAAGATGCTGACTTTCTGAAAAGGAAATCAGTTTATATTCCTGAGATTGGAACTTCGATTGGGTGTTTGGACGAAAATTCTATTTTTAAGTCTTTGCATTCAAATTTGAAATCGAAGAAGACACTACCTGAATCTGTAGCTGTTAGTTGCATTGAGACAGCAATGCATGAATGGTTCGCACATGGACGGGAAGTATATGAGATGCGAGCCGAACAGATGAAACAGATCTGTTCAAAAGTAAATCTCCCCGTTCCAGCCGTTTCCACTACTTTTGATGAGCGAGTGGAAAATTGGCTTTGTAAATATAAAAGCTCATAAGTCTGTAGTTACCTAGATGTATTAAAGGGACAGGCGTGATTTTCACAAGAGGTAGCACTTTTGTGGTGTATATAATACATTGTACACATTTTATATTTTTCCTTTCAATATTATGCGTAGTAAGATTCCGCGAACAATAGAGTCTTTTGTGAGTAGGTGGAGCTCTATAATTCCACAAGCTTCGGATGAAGCGAATTATGGTATCTGGGGATACCTTGGAGCTATTTCTTTGTATATAGCATACGCAGTTTTGAAAGATGTGCGTAATAGCTCCTGTTTGATAGAAAATCATTGTTGTGATAAGGAAACTCAATCAGAAATAGAATGTCAGTCTCAGGAAGTACATCCTGGGCAGTTTCCTAAAAATAATCATGTCGGAAGTTTTGAAACGGACACACAACGTGTACATATAGTCCGTATGACCGACGAGCAATGGTTTGCCTATCGAAGATGGCGTGATATGAAGTCACGTTACCAACCTCAATCTGAGGAAGTACCAACAACTCATCGTGATACTCAAGAAATTGCGATGGGGATGGGAGAAGGTACCGAACAAAATGTTAAGTTTATCGATACACACCCAGGTTATGTGTTGGAAGAAAAGAGTAATTTTGATCCATTGCGTGATCATGCTCTTGAATCCGATGCAAGTCTGGATGAATTTTTCTCTCGCCCTATTAAGATTGCGAGTTACGATTGGGCTGTTGGTTCATCGATTCACCAACGGTTTAATCCGTGGAGTTTGTATTTTGAGAACCCACGTGTGATCAATAGGATTTCCAATTATAAATTGATGCGTTCTAAATTACACGTTAAGGTTACTATTTCTGGTAATGGTTTCCATTATGGAAGGGCAGTAATGTCTTATAATCCTTTACCAGAATTGGATGAGATGACAGTTGATAGGGCTTTTGTTGATGCAGATTTTATTGCTGCTTCACAACGCCCTCATGTTTATCTTGATCCAACAAACTCTCAAGGTGGTGAATTGCTTCTACCTTTCTTTTATCATAAGAATGTGATTGATATCACTGATGATGGTTGGAGTGAATTGGGTGAGATGGTGATCAATGATATTCAGACTCTTAAGCATGCA